AAAACTCAGCATCTGTAATAAGAGCAGCAGAGGCGAGGTCGTCAAAAAGTCTAAAAATAATACCTTTCCACTCTTTAGGCTTAATTGTATTTGGAGACGTGGCAAAATCATTATCCTTTAAAATAACTTTGTCGCGTAAAGAACGCTTCTCTATTATAGTATAAGCATCTTTCACATTCCAATCTAAATTCAAATTACGGCAATACGCAAATTGATAAGGAAATTCCCCCTCAACATGATATGTAGTAACAAGGTCCTGAATAATAAATTGTTTGTTTTCAAAAGTAACATTAGAAATACCTAACTTAACAAACTGATCTCTACGATTGTAATCAACAAACATATCAAAACTAGGGTCAGTAGTTACTGGCATATCAGGATAAGCCATACCATTCACGTCTTTCTCTGGTGTATCTTGCATAGTTCTTGCAAATAATGCTACCACGTTCGCTGCTGCTTCTGCTGTTGTTCCTTTAGAACCTGGAGCTGGACAAATAACATTAGTTACTTGATCGACAGAAGTAGAACTATTAACTAAGTTAATGTAATCAGTTACCACTTTAGAGGTCATTCCATTAAAAACCATGAAAGGTTTAAAGATATAAGGAGTATATCTACCAGTAGGGCTATCAAGATAAGGAACACCATTTATTCTTTCAAATTCTTCAAAATTGGTGTTTACATCAGCATTAACGATAGAAGTAATCCACGTATTAGCCAAAGCTCCTTCAATTCTTGAAATATTAGCAGCTCCACTACCAAGATTAACTTCCTCTATTGCATAAGTCACTCCAACTTCATCATGAGCATTAACAGATATATGTAATTCGTTTGCAATTGCACCAGAATACTTAGTCTCAATACTCAATACACCTTCACTTACAGAAGCAGTAACTGGAGAATAAATGTTTCCATTTATCGCATCCATCACTTGTTCTAATATATCCTGAGCGGTGTCGTCTTTTTCTACTGAAAATCTGTAGTAATACCCATCAATAGACTCACGACCATTAATAACAAGCGAATGAATTGCAGATTTAGTAGCGGTACCAGCAACAGAAAAACTCAATTTTTTATTTGTTCCTCCTACTTCTAAAGGTAAAATAAACGTAGGTATTCCCCCAACTCCATCGCCAGAAACTGGGCGCAAAATACGCATTGCTTGATGAATTGGAGAACCATAACCGAACAATTCGCCCGCCTCCTTGGCAGATATAACTTCAGTCATTTTTGTATAATCAACAAACTCTTTGTTAGCGATATTAGGCACGCCAACAACTAATATTTGCTGTGGTAAATTAGGGCTTTGAGTATCAAAGAAACCCTTCATAATTCGGTATCCACTAACGCGAGAACGTCTCTCGCTACCGATTGCGGTTGATATAGCCATGTTTTTATTCGTTTTTAAAAATTACTTTGTAACCAAATGGAGATTCCCCAATCTTGTAGTTAGTTTCGTTTAAATACAAGTCGATTCCTTCATTTTGTTTTTCTCCTTCCATAATTCGAGCATTAAAAATAAGCCTTGAAATACGGACAAAACTAGAATCCTGAGCAATTAAATCTGTTTTTATTTCAAAACTATTTACATAAGTTCCTCCAATAAATCCAGGCCTAAAATCAAGCGTTCTATAACGTTGATTAGATAATATATACCTAATATAATTTAACAGCATTTGAACGCGCTCAGGGCTGTTAATTTGGGTAGCGTAAACATCTATAAAGAAGTTATAACTACCTTGCATAGATATTAAGTTATGGTCCTGATAATTAACATCAGCAACACTAACATTAATTACAGCCTCTTCTGAATCATCAATAGGAATAGTTCTTTCTATGAAAATACCTAAATCTAAATCGCTATTAGTTTTGTCTAGCTGATTGTAAATTTCCTCAGCTAATATAATACCAATTCGATTCCTAACTAACTCAAAGTTACCTAAACCTATTTCTTCCTCTATCAACACCGCCATGATTTCCGTTTTTTTTATCAATATCTCCTAATATACACACGATAAGACCAAATGTTTCTGATGGCCAATTTTCATTGATAATGAATTTTTTAATATCTCCATTAGAATCAGCTACATCAACATAATGACCAATTAAAGCAACATTGCCTGTTTGATTTCTATAAGGATATGACTTAACAGAATTAAAATCTGTATTAAAGTCGTTATTAAAATCAGAATTAAAAGCATTTAATAAATCCTTCTCATCGATTAAAACATGAGCATTCTTTGAATTTACCCTCTGACCTAAATCATCAATTGATAAATGATGCTTTGTGTGTATTCCTTTAAGTTTAACACTTAAAGAATGATCGGGAGTAGATAGTAAAATATCTTCCTCCCAACCAATAGCTTTATTTATTTTTAAAGCATCCTTACGGGCCTGTTTTAATAAATTACCCGCCATAATGAATTACTTTTTTTTAGATCTTTCGATTAGTGGATTCTTTTTTGAATCTTCCTCTTTTACTTCTTCTACTTCTGGAGTATCTTCTACTTCTGGAGCAGCAGAGGGGGCGTCTTCTACTTCTTCAATATACCCGCCTTTTACAAGTTCATCAACTGGAGTTATAAACATTCCACCTGTTAATACTTCTCCATATTCAGCGATTCGATTACCTCGAACTAATACGCCTATAACTATTACTTTATACATAAAACATTTTTTTTAAATTAATTAAAAAGCTATCCAATTTAAAACAACCTCTGTACCTTCTGGAGGTTCAGCAACTAACAACACTTCTATATAAGTCTCATTAGCTCTTGTAGCAACTACACTATATTGGTAAGCTGAATCTAAATTAGTATTACAAGTGTGGCCTTTTGGCATTCTACCTAGATTGTGAGGAATAACAAAATTTTTCGATTCTCCCGTACCTAAGAAAGAATATTCCCCACCATTTATAAGTTCAAAAAGCTGACCTTTGTTTATAGCATCATCATCTTCTACTGCATTCTTAGTCTTTAAAGTGAAGTCTTTACTGTACATAGGCACAGAACCAGAATCACAAGAATGAACGTCATCTAACTGAACAAATGCAAACAAAGCATTACCATCAGGCTTAAATGCTGTACCAGCTAACAATCCGTTTTTAAAAGGCGGAGGCGTAGGCAAATCACTTAGATGTTTCCATCCTATACGCAAAGGAGTATATGCTCCATTAACAAAAGACATAACTTCTCTATCATCGCCAACACAGTTATAGCTTGCTAAATCCCATGTTTTATAAAACTTATCATAAACCACAGTCCAAACATCCCCCTCTTTAACCGAGTCGGGGAATCTTCTTAACTGACATCCATTAAGCCCATTAACTTTAACCTCTCCACAATCAAAAGAAAAAATTATAGTTAAACTACAAGTCTCATCGCTCAAATTATCAAAAGCAAGTGTAAATGAATTAAATTCATCTAAACCGTTTTTAACTATCAAAATAGTGCCTTTAAAATCAGTAATATTCCTGGTTTTACTATCAGTAACAATTACTCTATGCATTTCAACACCTTGAACGCTTAAAGATTCAATTCCTTCTTCGATGTGGTTAAGCTTATCAGCCGTTATAACCTCGCCAGTTACCCAATTATATTTGTCGTAAGCCATGATTATTTGTTTTAAGTTAAGTAGGGGGATTTAGCCCCCTACCGTAGATTTACCCACTATCGCAGAACCTACTAATTTCCCGTTGATGTAGGATTGGTTTTGATAGTGTAAATTCTATCAACCGTAATAGGAAGTGCCAAAGGATTAGATTTCAATACTTGGTTCCAAGAATCTAAATTTTGAGACATATAGTCATAAACCCCAAACTCTCCCTCTTCAACAGCAATATAAGTGCCTCCATCAGCATTTCTTCTAGGCAAACGAACAGCTCCGAAAGCAGTTTCTCCAATAAAGTCACCAGCGAACATAACAACATTGTCAGAGTCTAAGTAACGTTTTACAGTTACATTGTCTGAAGGATCAATATACGTTTCGTTAAACGTCAAGATGTTGAATCTGAAGTCTCCGAAACCAAATGTTCCTTGATAAGCCAATCCAGTAACATTATCTAACATAGGCATATCGGAATAACCGCGCTCACTTCTTCTGATCTCTAAAGTTTTAATAACTTCAGGGTCGTTTATAAAGTTGTTGTAAGCATTACTACCCATTACAGCATTAACCTCTGTAGAAGCAGACAATCCTTTAGTACGTAAAAATTCCATACCTGCTTGTAAGTCTGTTGAAACCTTAGCTCCAGCAGTACCCCAAGCATTGGCAACAACCTTCATAGAATCAGCCTTACGTTTGTAATTAATAGAATCTCCATTCTTTAAAACCACAATACCCGTTTGAGCGATTTGCCATCTTTGAAGCTCAATAGCTCTCCAAATCTTGCCACGCTCCATACGTGTTTTATCTAAGTTGTCTTGGCTAAACGTAAGCACATTTTCAGGACGAGGCTCAGAATTTCCAAATACCAATTCATACGAATCACACTCGCATAAGTCATGCTCTTCAGCATACAAAGGAGGAATGAAAAGTTTCTCAGTCCATTGGCTCCATTTGTTTTTGTTTGCGCCAGTACAGCGCATAACATCAACAGCCATTAATCCTTTATTTCTCTGAACTTGTAATTTAATACCCTCAGAGCGGTAAGTTCTATTAGGAAATACGTTTGCTAGCCCTTGTCTAACAGGCGCATCTTCTCTAAATCTCGCAATAACTGGGGCTAATACCGTAGCCGCATGATTATTTAATCCTATCATAATTCTTAATTGTCTAAGTAAGTATTTTCAACATAAGGAGTTAGATGCAGACCTAATCCTTCTAAAACATCTCGCAATTGTTTATTTCCAACCACAGTATCTAATGTAACGCCAGAAGGCATAACCAACAAACCTGAGTCAATACTTCCAGATGTACAAACATTAACTGGGATTTCTTCTCCAGATTTAAGAGAAACAGATCCGCAAACTTTTAAAACACCAATTACATTAGCTAAATCAGTAGAAGTAGCTAACTTAACATTTCCAGTTGTCGTATCGCGAACAACAAGCATACCATCAGAAACAACAACATCAGCTGCTGCCTTGAAAGAACTTTCGATAAATCTGTTATCAAAAGTAAATATACAACTATTGGTAAAATCAACCGTAGATTGATTTCTTGTAGGAGTACCTCTTTGAGTTATCTTTGTCATATTAAACTAATTGAGATTTAACTGAATTAACTGTAACCTCTAATGAATACCCATTAGATTCAGGTTTTACAACGCTAGGTGTTTCACTTTCTGGCTGTAAAATAGCAGGAGTAGAAGATTGCTCTAATGATGCGAATCTAGCAGCAGAGGTGGCTTTTACCAACAACTTTTCACGTGTAGCAGCTCCAATTTCAGAACCAGACTCAATACCATCTAAAACTATTTTAGAATCTGTATCATGATGCGCCAACCATGAACCAACGCGATCACGTTCCTGAGCAACTCCAATGCCTACAACAGAAGCATATACAGCAGGATGCTCATTTTTTAATTGTTCAATTGTCATATTATTTTCAAGTTTAAATTTAACTTCAGTTAGTAATTCTCCGAATGACTTAACGCCATCGACATAAGTTCCGATACCATCTTTCGCGAAAATAGAAACACCACTATCCCAATTTGTACCTTGTAATTGTGGTCTGTTTTCTAACACTCTTGATAAAGCACGATCATTTAATGGATCGAGTAAATTATCTACTAATAATGAGTAATTATCGCTATTTAAAGCCTCTCTAAAATCAATATTTTTCTCAACTGATTTTGTAGCATATACTTCAATGTGTTTTTCCCCATCAGGAGACTGACTATTTGCTGCATATCCATTAAAAGATATCATTGTTCCATTAGAACCCACAAGCGACATTTCATTTTCAACATATATTTTAGAGCAAGCAGAAAGGATCATATACATAGCTGAACACGCCATTCCCCCCTTTCTTACTAATCCTACTACATCCTTACCCATTGCGCGTACTTCTTTTATAGCATCCTGCATTGTTTCCACCGCAAACGAACTACCACCTCCAGAATCAGCATAAACAATAAAAGATTTAATTCTATTGTCATTTGCCATAATCTTCATTATAGAAGCAAGTTCAAGCATCCCATAACTAGAAGCACCTCCTGAGTTGGTAATAGGACCATCTATTTGAATAATACCAATTCCGTTAAAATCAGCTTCACTTTTAAGGTCTTTTATATCTAAAACAATCCTAGTTTCGCTTTTCAAAGCAGATATAAACGGAGTGTTATTTTTCGCCTCTCCTGCAGCTAAAGAAAAACCATTCTTAGCATCCTTTAAAACACCCAACATAGCAGGTAAAGAAATAGCATCAACACACCAAGGAGTAGCTCCGTGAATTTCTCGCGCTAAAGCATAGTTTATTTTCATTTCATAGCAATTTGATAACAAATATATACAAAAAAAAAGACTTATGAAAAAAATCACAAGTCTTTTTATACAACTACTCAATAAATTATGGTACAAAAGAAAAATTACAATGCGAATATAATGCTTTTATAATCTTCTCACAACACTTTTAGCAACTTCTTTTAAAGTTTTTGCATAATCAGGTGCAGTAGCATATCCAGCCTTCGCTATTTCATCGAAAAACTTATTGTAGTCGGATTTCACTTTTAAAGCCTCTTTATACCTAGGATTTCTTAAAAAAAAGTCATAGTGATCTTTAAAAGAAGCAGCAGGGGTGGGGTATTTAATAAAATAATCCTCTACATCATATAAAAATCCTTTGCCACTCGGTGTAATTGAGTGAATAACGGGGAATTTATAGTCTTTCCTTTGCAATACTTCCTTAGTCCTAATCAATTGTTTTTCGCCCTTACCAGTCCATTTAATACCAAAGAAATTATTTCCTTTTACACTTTTACCCCATCCGCTCTCTAAAGCCGATTGCGTTAATATAGCAATGTAATGCAGCCCAGTTTCTTTTTCAATTTCTTTTGCATAAGGCAAATATGCTTGTACAAATTGTTTTGCTTGATCCATTTTTTTTATTTTTTAATTATTATTACTACACCTATTGCTAAAGCAAAAATTAAACCTCCTATTATCCAATCTTTACGCTTACTTTCGCTTTCGCTTTGTTTTAAGTCTTTTTGAGCTTTATCTAATTGAATAGTGATAAATCTGTTCTTTGCGTCTAGTTCGTTGATTGTAAAGTTTAATTTGGCTTCATAATGTACGTTAGGAGTTTTTAAAGTGTCTGTTATTGTTATTTTCTCGTAAATTGTCTTTTGTTTAGGGCATTCTTGCTTCGTTCCATCAGGGCAATCAACATAAATAGGAACGTCACTATAAACTGTATCACGTTCTATAACTGGATCGCCTTTAATGTATTCTGTTTTACTTGGAAACTCAGCCGAACACAACTCGGCTAACTTATCTTTATTCTTTAAAAAAAATTGTTGTGCTTTAAAATGCTTCTTATCTATACTAGCACACCCAATTAAAGAGAATGCTAGTATTGAAAAAATTAATGTGTATTTCATAATTTGCTTTGAATTTCGTTTATCAAATCTCTATTTGTTTTTATAAAGTTAATAATCTCTTGAGGATTATTCTGAATCACATGTCTAAATTTCTCATCTGACTTTTCTTTAACAGATTTCCACTCCGTGTAAACTAATACAATGGCCCCAAAAAGAGACAATAACGGTAAAGGGGTAATCGCAAAATAAACGAAAAGAGGATTCAAGAAATCAAGAAATAACATAAAAAACATAAAAGCTAAATATTCAACTGTTTTTTCAGAAGTCTTCCTAAGGCCAAAAGAATGTGTTTTAAAAATTCCTTTCTCTTTGCTTTTTTTTATTCCAAAATGCAAATCTATACCGATAGAAAAAAGAACGATTATCCAAGAAAAAAACACAATAAGAAGCTGGATCATTAAAGACTCGTAATCAGAGTTTAAAAAATATGATATCATAAAAAATTAAATATTATTACTGTTTTCTGTATATTGTTCTAAATTGTTACTTTGGACTTCTTCCTCAAACTCACTATAATTTAACCACCAATCTCCCTGATTTAACTCTAAAGTCGCTTTTGAAAGAGAAATTAAAGGAACGTCTTTATACTTATCTCCAAGCATTTTTCTGATTGCGTTTACTTCCTTGACAGGATCGATATGCGGCATATTAACGCCTTCAAACTTAGCCTTAGTATATGCACCTATTGTCATGAAATCATTGTTATCGCATGCGGTAATAAAACCAGGAGCATTCAATTCTCCTCTTAATGCTTGACAATAGAAAAACAAATCGTAAAAAGGCTTATAAAACTCATCAGCGAAACGATTTCTGTCAATCTTAACCATGTACTCCCATACTTTCATGGCTGCCCTTGATGCGGAATAATTACTGCTAAACTTTTGTAAAGCTACCTCAGGAGGCATGTCTAATGCAGCAGAAACTTGTGTAAAAATAGCGTTGAATAATGGTTCATAGTTAATCTCAGCATTACTTTCTAAAGACTTTAATTTCGAACCATTAGGCATATTAACTGTAGTTTTATTGGTCGTCCTAGCCACATATCTCTCCAAGTCTGCGCCTAGTAATCCAGCTCCTAGTTTGCCACTAATATCATTTTGAATTCCTAAATTAGCTTTTTGCTTCTCAATAAATGGATTCTCTCCTGTGGAATTTTCATCATGCTCTATTGAATAGGTTATCTTAGCTCTTTCTTCAGCACTCCCAACAGTAGCCTCAGTATATCTATCTAATTTGTCAACTTTCTCCAAAATAGCCGATAAAGCACTAACGCCCCTTACATGATTAATTCGGTGCTTTCCAAAGTAAATCATCTTAGCCATTACAAAGTTAAACTTTCCATCTGAATCATCAAAGTAACAAGGTACTCGTTCGTGAGTAATAACGCCTAATTTTCCTATTGTCTTCACATAATATGCTACGTGCTTCCCTTTTGAATCTAACTCTACACCATGACGTATAATGTTATTGTTGTTCTCTGCTGTTTTGTAATCATCTGAAAACACAGAAGGACTCGTTACTTGTTGTCCATCGATAACTTGTACAGTAGGATAACCATTTTTTATTCTGTAAATTACAACACAATCCCCTCCTAAAAAACTATCGACATAAGCATCAAGAGCCAAAGAATGAAAGTTCTTCATTTCAGAGTAATCACAATCTTTCAAAGACGCATATAATGAGAAAGCAGATTCTACTGTATTTCTTAACTCTCTATAATCAGGGTTTATTTTTTTAATTTTTAAATAATCTTCTATAGGCTCTGATCTTAGTTTAAGACCGTTACCAATAGTCCACTTAAAGTACTTGTTAGTTATAATCTTAACTGTGTCTTGAGTTAAATTGGCTTCGTATGCTCTTAGCCTTAATCCGTAATAGTCTGGAAATACTTCCAAAGGACTTCCTAATTCGCCAGGAGTCTTTTCTCCATTAAAACTCATAACGGATGACATAGAGCCTACAAATGCACCATAAGGAAATAAAGATTCCTCTTGTGGAGCAGCAGGGGGGGAGTCAGATTTAAACATTCCCTTTACCGCATTTGTTAAAAAATTTTTCATAAAATTCTATTTAAAGATCTAATATCTCTGGAAGTCATTACACGCCCATTTAATTGATTCATATACATTTGTTTTATCCCTTCCAATCGCTTAATACCACCAATTAAATCGGCATAAGTTTTGTAAGAAGTCCTAACAATCATTTGACCATCGTTTAACTGATATTCTGATACATTAGGAGCAGCTCCATCTTCGGAGGCTTCTAATGTACTTAAAATCATAATATCAATAAGTTTTTCCAAATTCGAAATACGCTCTTTTAAAGTCTTAGCACTTGTTAGATATTCCTTTAAAGTTAATACACAACAACTCATATTTTACATTTTATAACAAAGATATATTATTTTATAATACTAAATCGCAATAATCTGACCAAGTTAGGTTTTTAAAGTTAGAAGGATCACTTCTTTTTAGCATATCAACGAAAATATCACGGGCAGCATAGTTGTAAATATGCACGTCCCAAAAGTGATTGACCTCATTTACCTTCTCCCATTTAAAACCAACCACCTCTCCATCTTTAATATCCTCAGTTCTTCTCTCACTTTCAAAATGACTAAAGTAAGAACGCATTGTATAAAGCCCATCGCTTGGCATAGGAAAGTTCATAAAGCCTTCTGGCTGCTCTCCATGGTCGCCCTCAACTAAGCTCATGTTTAGAGCTACAATATCTTTTAGCTGATTTACCTCCAATAAGTACAAATTCTTTATCTTACTTGACTTCTCAATAGGAGATGTAACTTTGTTGAGTGACCTAAAGTTTGACTCCGTACGCCCTTTCACTCCTGTTATTATTAAATCATCAAATGAATTAATAAACTTCATAGCAAGCTCAGTAAAGTGCCCCGTATCAACAACCGTTAATCCTATCTTTATTTTCTTACCGCTTTCACAAAACCAATCTCTTCGCATCAAAAATTCTAATTCTGGCCAAACACTATTTTGAACATTAAAATCATAGGTCCATTTAGGTCGGCTTCCTTCTTGTTCAAATTCTTTTTTGCTTTGTTGTTTTTTTCTCGTAAATGTACCAATAGAACCATGCTCAACTGAATAAGTTTGTCCGTTTCGGCTATGTGCTTTTACTTCCCAATCTAAACGAACGTCTTTTATATCTCTATTCATAATACCTCCTAAATCACAAGATAATGTTAATAAGGCAATATCTCCGTTGCCATCACTAATACTGGTTTGATCAGGAACAATACCAACGGAATAATTACGAGTGTTTTTCATTAGCTCATTAACTCTTAACTTTTCGCCCTTGTCCTCAAAAGTAAGGCCCATATTGGTATTTAAGAATGTTTGTAAAAGAGATTTATTAACCATACCTCCAGGAGGGCAAGCAAGTAAAAATTCTTCAGCTAGATCCTTCCACGTAATTGTACCTGGAGGAGCAACAATAGCATTTATGTAGTAACTGTAAAAGTTTTCAATTTTTGGCTTTACAGTAGGTTTCCATTTGCCGTTTAAATTAAGCATATATTTTTCTTTCTCATCAATATAACCTAAACAATGCTCGCATCTATATTTTACACTTTCTTTAATCAATGTATTATTTTCATCAAGTTGCCACACCACTCCCGCTCTTTCTCCGCTCTCTAATTCAATCGACCATGTTGGGGTAATATCTTCTTTGCAATGTGGGCATTCCCAAAACCATTTTCTTTGATCCCCGAGTTCATATACAGGCTCAATATTTGAAGACTGTTTTAATCCTGGTGTGGATATATAGTAAATCTTAGCAGTATTTCCATAAAACATTGCGCGCTTTTCAAATAGCTTCCTAATAGATCCCTCTTCTTTGTGTGATTTTGGAGCAGCTTCAAAGTCATCCGCAAATATATACTTAACTGAAATCTGCCTAAACTTATCCACATTTTGAGTTCCCTCAATAGTTAGCCTTCCTCCTGCATATTCTTTACTCGAAGAAGTGTCTCCTGTTCGTTGATTCTTGGCCCTGATAACAGTAGGTCTAATCAAATGTTGCATACCAGAGGCATGTAACATTGGTTCGAACCTTTCAGTTATAGAAGTCTGAGCCAATGTTTTATCTCCTGCTAAATATAAAATTGGCGCTGGATTTTGAGAAATAATGTAAAGTAATCCAGGCATGACAAGACCTTGAGTAAATCCAATTTGGGCCCCTTTCATAATAGCGACTGCTTTGGCTGGATGAGCAGCAGCGAGGGTGTTAACTACTTCACGCGTATATGGAGTTAAGTCATAGCTAAATCTACCTGTAACCTTTGATACCCCAGGAGGAATAATTAATGTTTCTTCAGCCCATTCGCTAGGAACTGGCTTAATTAATGAAATATCATAAATTAAATCATGAATTGGCTTATAAGACTTCAGCCAGCTACTTTCTCTCTCCTCTGTTTCTTGTTTCTGCATATTCTTCAATTGCGTTTTGAATTTCAATTCCCGCTACTTCTTTTGATCGTTTTATTGTATCGTCAAGCAAATATCTTAACTCATCGGTAACCTTGCCAATTAAGGCCCTATCACCTCCTGCCATAATATCACAATAGGTAGATGCGATATTCAAACATCCTGCTTCAAATTCTTTAAAAATACTTTGTAAATTAATTCTAAAAATCTGTTGTACTAATTCCGTTGGCATTAATTGGCCCATCATTTTTTCTACTTGAAGCTTTTCTTTTTCTGCTGCAGATTCTGCCCTAAGTGCATCAGCTCTTTTTTTCCTTGCATCCCAAGATAACATCTCATCAGCTTGATCTATTTCTTTTTTTGTAGATCTACTTCTTTTGGTCTTCTCCACCTCCACAACCTCAACAACATCCTTGTAAAGCTTCTCTATTGAAGGAGCAGCAGAGGGGGGCTTTTTAGACTCCTTCTTTTTTTGCTCATCATTTTTTTTCTGTGTCTTAGCAAACAAAATATTTACCGGATTCTCAGTATCAATCATAGAGCTATCCTCAAGCATAGGCATAACCTTTTTACGTGAAACATAGACATTCACGAACTTAACGTCACGATTGCATAATGCGGCAAATTCTGCCCTTGTAACTATACTCATACTCTTTTGTTATATAACAGTTTAAAGTGTTGTAAACATTGATTTTACAGATAACAAATATAACATTTTTTATTTTTATTCGCTATTGTTATAACTTTATCTATAACAAGGCTCAAATGTGTGTTAAGTATAAAAACATTGGAGGGCGCAACTCAT